AGCTGGCCGAGGACCGGATTGATACCATTCTCGACGAGGGCGGTTTCTACGACGCCATGGCCGAATTTCTGGTAGACCTCCCACTATTCCCGTTTGCCGTGCTCAAAGGCCCGGTTGTGCGGATGGTGAACGATATCAAATGGAAGAACGGCAAGCTTACCCAGGCGCGGTTTCCCCGCATGTATTGGGAGCGCGTGTCGCCGTTCGATTTCTATTTCACGCCGGGCGTGTCGAAGATCGAAGATGCCGACGTGATCGAGCGCATGCGCCTCACCCGCACCGATCTCAACAACCTTATCGGTCTGGCTGGCTTCGATGACGACGCCATTAAAGCTGTGCTCAAGGAGTACGGGCGCGGCGGTATCGTCAGTTGGATGGACACCACTGATGCCGAGCGCGCCGTGTCCGAGCGCCGGGAGAACCCGACATTCAACCAGAGCAACATGATTGATTGCCTGCAATGGAGCGGGAATGTGCAGGGGCAGATGCTGCTTGATCGCGGCTTTACCTCTGAGCAAGTCAAAGACCCAGAGCTGGACGTGTATGTGCAGGCTTGGGTCATCGGGCGGCATGTGATCAAGTGCCAGATCGTTCCGACCCCGCGCAAGCGCCACCCGTATTACGTGACCAGCTTCGAGAAAGTGCCGGGCACTGTCGTGGGCAACGCGCTTCCAGATATCCTTGCAGACGTGCAGGAAGTTTGCAACGCCACGCTTCGCAGTCTGGTTAATAACCTTTCGATTGCTTCAGGGCCGCAGGTTGTTATCAACGACAGCCGCTTGTCCAACACGATGGACAGCGACAATCTCTATCCCTGGAAACGCTGGCATATTCAGGATGACCCAACAGGGTCAAACACCCAGCAGGCGGCAGTTGAATTTTTTAACCCGCAGGACAATTCAGGATCATTGCTGAACGTGTTTCAGGCGTTCACGACGATGGCGGATGATCTCTCGGGCATCCCCAAATACATCACCGGCAACTCTTTGTCCGGCGGCGCGGGCCGCACAGCGTCTGGGCTGTCCATGCTGATGCAGCAGGCCAACAAAATCCTTCAGACCGTGGCGGCGAATATCGACCGCGACATTATGAGCGGCGCGCTGAACGCGCTCTATGATCTCATCATGCTCACCGATACCACGGGCATGCTGCGCGGCGATGAGGATATCCGGGTCATGGGCGTGCAGGTTGCTGTGCAGCGCGAGACCCAGCGGCAGCGTCAGATTGAGTTCCTGCAAGCCACCGCCAATCCGATTGACGCGCCGATCATGGGCCTTGAAGGCCGGGCCAATGTGCTGCGGGCCGTGTCGCAAACCATCGGCCTTGACGGTACGCAGGTTGTGCCATCCGAGATGCAGATCAAAGCCAAGGAGGCGCAGGTGCAGCAGGCGCAGCAACAGGCTATTCAGAACCCAGGGCCACCGGGACCGCCCGGCCAGCCCGGACCTCCGGGGCCTTCTCCCGGCGCGCAAGCTCAGGGTAATCAGCCTGCGCAGAATCCGTACCCGCAGCCGCAGGGCACGAACACGGTAAGCCCCAATGCTGGCGGCACCGCTCAAACTGGTGGAGGTTGAAATGGCTAAGCTTGAAGTATTCGACAATAAGCAGGAAATGGAAAAGCCCATGGACATGACCCAGGGCGGCGGGAAGCCGGTCGGGCCATCCGTGAAAGAGCACAACGCGGCGGCGATGAGCAGCCGGGACTACCCCAAAAAGGGGCAGACCCCAGGCTCGCCCAATGTGGGTGAATGGCCGTCTGGCGACCTGCGCGGCGACACCTCGAAGCCGCTCTGCTAATCCATGCAGCTGCTCAACGTCGCCACCGCTTCCGCGCAAACAGGCACCTCGTCGAAATACAATGACGTGGCCAGCCTGTGGCGCGACGCGTACAACACCATCTATATCGACGGCACCTTTGGCGGTGCAACGGTGGTGGTTGAGTGCTCGCCCGATCCGCTCTCGCTAGCGGATGCGTCAAGCCGCTGGCACACCATCACTTCCGCCACGGCGGCGGCAATGGTGATGACCAACTACAAGTACAAAAAAATCCGCGCCCGTGTCTCCGTTGGTGGCACCGGCACGCTTATCGTAGAGGTGCTGTGATGGTGGAAAGCTCTCGCCTGTATCCGAAAGTTGGCACCGGCCTGGAGGCCAGCTTCCCCGAAAAGCATATTGCTTTGGTTGGGAAAGGCAGCACTCAGGAAGTGCTGAACTACGAAGCCAACCCCATGGCGAAAAGCACGGGGGGCACGCAGGAAGCGCGCGTGCGCAACATTTACGCCAAGAATGGTGCGCCGCCGATCCGGCCGACCCCCGACGAAATCACCCCGCCTGCCGATCCAAGCGGGCCGGGGATTGATGCGTCGAACCCGAATATCGTGCCTGTATGAAGCCTGAAGAACAACTCATCGAGGCCGCGAAAAAACTTCATCACGCCGCCGGGGTGCAGTGGAACGAATTTTTAACCGCTTTGAAAGCGGTGGAGGTTGACGCTGCACTCGCGCTCGTCCGCACTTCACCAGATAAACTGCCCCTTGCTCAAGGCCGGGCGCAGTTTGTTCGTGACCTCACGGCCACGCTTTCCAAAGCCTAACAGGAGCAAAAAATGTCGCAGTCTAAATTCGCCGTTGGTACCGAAGCCTCGCTGCCGCCGGTTGTCATCAAGCAGCACCGCCCCGCCGCCGTGCTGAAAGCATCCAAAGATATCGACGATTTTTATGCGGCGCAGGCGACGCCGCCGGTCGAAACGCCTCCGACACCCCCGGTCGAGCAGCCGCCCGTCGAAACGCCTCCGGCAACCCCCACGCCGCCGGTTGAGACCCCGCCTGTTACTCCGCAGAGTAACACCGAAAACCTGCCCCCGCCGTCGCCGGGCGACGATTGGGAGCACCGCTACCGCTCAGCCAATGGGCGGCTGGTTGCCGCTTTGCGCCGCGCCGACTTGGCGGAAGCCGAGGTCCAGGCGCTTACGACGCGCATGGCGCAGCTCGAAGCCCGCGTGAACGCGGCACCGAATTTGCAGCAGCAGGACCATGGGCCGCTGCCCGACTTGACCCCGGAAGAGATTGCGAACCTGGGGCCCGAGATCATTGAGATGGTGAACAAGCGCGCCGCGATCATTGCGCGGTCGGAGACCGCACGGCTCCAGCAGCAGATCGACGCGCTCACCGCTGGGGTCGAGACAACCGCCCGGTTGCGCGGGGCAAGCGCCCAGCAGATTATGTACGCCGATTTAGACGACGCGGTGCCCAACTGGCGCGTTGTCAACAACGACGAAAACTTTCACCGCTGGCTTGACGGGGTGGATGCGTTCAGTGGCCGGGACCGGCGCAGCATGCTCACCGAAGCATTTAACCAGAATGCTTCACAACGAGTTGTTGCATTCTTTAAAACTTTTGTTAATAGTGGCGTTGTACCATCAGCACAGGGTACGCAGCCGCACGCCGATGGCGCTAACCAGCCCCATAAGGTGCCGCTCGAAGCCTTTGCCGCACCCGGTCGGGGCGCTTCAGGTTCGGCTCCAGTCGAAACCGCGAAGCCGATTTGGTCAGGAGCAGACATCACAAAATTCTATGATGACGTGCGCCGTGGGCGCTACGCGGGCCGGGACGCCGAAAGGGTGGCCACGGAAACCGATCTCATCATGGCACAGGCTGAAGGTCGCGTTAGGCAATAATTGCTGGGTGCCATGGGCGCTCAGCCTTCATAGGAGCGTGTAATGGCATTTCCCGTAGGTACCCCGTTTTCCGGCGCAGCCGCGAACCCCGCGTATTCTGGTACCTTTATCCCGCAGATTTGGTCGGGCAAGCTGATTGAGAAATTCTATAACGCCACCGTTCTGGCGGCGATCAGCAACACCGACTACGAGGGCGAGATCAAGAACCAGGGTGATACGGTCAACATCCGTACCAAGCCCACCATCACGATCAACAGCTATTCGGCGGATCAGGCGCTTGTCCTGCAGCGCCCGGCCAGCAACATCGTGCAGCTGCAGATCACGCAGGGCGAATACTTCAACACCGTTGAAGATGATGTCTACGCGGTGCAGTCTGACATCAACATGATGAGCATGTGGGCCGATGACGCCGCGCAGCAGATGAAGATCGTG